GGCAACAGAGGATATGTAGGAGCTCAATTCGGAAATCGTAATTATGCAGATCCTGGTGTAGACGCTGAAGAAAACCAACCTTATAATAATCAAGGAAATCAAGGATATGGAGGAGCTCAATTTGATGGTGCTACAACTCGAGGTGAATATGACAGAAATCCCAGTGGCTTTTCCGGATCTTTTAACAAAGGTGGAAGAGTAGGTTTATATGCAGGAGGTCCCCCAGAAATGGAAGAAGACACTATGACAACTATGGAATTCATGCAAGATCAAGGCATTCCTTTTGGTGAAATGGCTTCTAATCCAGATCCAATGGCTGAATTAAATGAGTTTTCATTACAAATATTTAAAAAACCTTTTGACCAACTCAATGATAGCGAACGAGATATGTTATTTGAAATGCTGAATGATCAAGCTGAAAATCCAAGACCTGTTATAGACCCTTACGGAACACCTCAAGGAGAAGAGATTGTTGAAGAAGGAATAGCGAGTCTTGTATAATGGCAAAAATTACCCAAGCGCTTACGCGTGCCAGTAAAGAATACGATCAAAAAACTTTTCAATCACTGGTAAGAGATCTCGACGGCGTTATCAACAAATTAAATACTTCTTTTCAAGAAGAAATGAGGCAGGAGATAGAAGCGATGAGTTTCTTTATTGAATAATGGCTGTAATAAATGAATATAAATTTTATGGAAATACTTCAACAACTGCTGAAACAGTTAACATGTTTGGTACGGACTCTGGAGGAAATCAATTACCTTTAATAAGCGAAACTTATATTATAAAATCTTTACACGTTACTAATAAATCAGCTTCTAATACACCTACCATTACCATTACTAATAATAGTCATGAAGTTATTCATACTCAAACCCTAGCTGTTGCAGCCAGTGTAGAAATCCTAACGAACCCTATGGTGGTAGAAGGAAATACGATTCTTAAATACACTACAATAGGAACCGTTACAGATGGAGTGGTAGTGACAGTAAGTTATTTAAATATTAAAAAAGAGGTTACAACATACTGTAAAAATAGATGGAGAAGATGTACCGGTATTAAAACCCACAAAGGTCACAACAACCATAAAACATAAGGAAACAGGGGAGATTTATAAGACGGAAGAAGAGTGGAAGGCCAAAGGCATAGAGGAAAAGTACATCCAAAGGGATGTACATGTTATGATGCCGAAGCTTGATTTGTTCGCAAAAACCAAGTAAGTTGAAAATTTAAGGCAAAATTATGATATCACGTGCACAAGAACCAGAACAATTATATGCAAAAGGCGGAATAGCAAGCATTCGTCAACCTTATTTTCTAGGAAAAGCAGTTAAAAAAATAGGAAAAGGTCTTAAGAAAGTTGTTAAAAGTCCACTAGGCAAAGCAGCCATCATAGGGGGTCTGGGTTATTTTGCTCCTAAAGCATTCGGTAGTACCTGGGGTGGTAGCACTGGGTGGGGCAATAAACTCAAAGGATTATTGGGTGAAGGTAAATTATTAGGAAATCTTTTTCATACTGGAAAAGGATCTGAGCGAGCACTCTCTCTAGGTAAAATAGGACTGGGAAGTTTACTGGCAGCAGGAACAGCCCTACCTTTTCTGGGTGGAGACGAGGAAGAAGAAATAGTAGAAGATACATTTGATGTTACCCCTTCAAGTATTTCTTCAATCAGAGACATGGCACGTAGACGAGATCCCAGTTTAGCTTTCATGCCTAGAAATGAATATGTTCAATCAGGATATTATTTAGCTGATGGTGGTAGAGCAGGTTTAATGAATGGTGGTGGAGCTGCAGAAGCTCAAGCAGAGAACATGTTAAAAATGGAATATCAAAAGTATCGTAATCAAGGTGGAACGATGTCTTATCAACAATTTAAAATGGAAGTATTAAAACAAGCTCAAGGTCAAGGACCTATGGCTCAAACTCAACCACAGATGATGAACAAAGGCGGAAGATCCGGCTATGCATTAGGAGAAAGGGTAGAGGGTCAAGAGTTAGAAGGGGTTAGGTTGGCTTCAGACCCAGGTATGGGTGAAGGTCCTTTCATGCTCGAAGAATTTTTACAGGCGGTAAAAGATGGATACAAAGGAACATATGAAGATTTTATAAATGACATAGACAGAAGCCCTGCTGACTATCTCGCTCAAGGCGGAAGAGCAGGATATCGATTCGGAGAAATGGTAGAGGGTCAAGGAGTCACAGATAAAATGGAAGAAATTAAAGGACAAATGGCTGGACCAGATTGGTTCACTCGACGTGTAGAAGCATTAATGTATGAAGGATATAGTTATGAAGAAGCTTCGGAGATAGCTTATAATGAAGGTCATGGCGGTCAGTATGCTCACGGTGGACGAGTAGGTTTACTAGGAGGAGGCTCTGTTCCCGGAACAAGAGTTGCTGGTTATACGACACCTGCAGGTTATAACAAATTTGATTATCCAAGTGGTGGTGTGAGAGTAGGTGCTGCAAACGGTGGCATCATGCCTTTGTTAGATTTAGGGGGCAAAGAAAAAGATTATAGAAATGAAGGAGGATTTGTTGGTATAGGAAGAAAAGAAAAAGCTGATGATGTTCCTGCAAGATTAAGTAAAAACGAATTTGTATTTACAGCAGACGCTGTAAGAAACGCTGGCGGTGGTGACATTGATGCTGGCGCAGAAGTAATGGAAAATATGATGAATCACCTAGAAGCAGGTGGAGAGATTTCAGAAGAGTCTCAAGGCATCGGGGCTCAGGGAATGTATGATAACATGAGAGAACTAGAAACGAGGATAGCATAATGGCATTACCAGGATATTTAGAAGATACAGCTAAGGATTTCGCCAAACAGGCAACAGCCACATATAGTGCACCAATAGATACAAGTAAATTTACTGGTCAACAATTTGTTGCAGGTGAAGATCCCTTACAAACACAGGCTATTGGATTAGCTACACAAGGAGTGGGATCATACGCTCCTTATTTAACAGCAGCCCAACAAGCTTTAACAGCTCAAGGAGGATTGACAGGCGCACAAGCTTATCAACCTTTTATGTCTCCTTATCAAACAGATGTTATTGATGAGACCTTAAGACAATATGATTTATCCAGACAAGCAGGTCAACAAAGCATTAGAGATGCAGCAGTAGATTCTGGTGGCTTTGGTGGTGGAAGAGAAGGAGCAATGCTAGGTCAATATGATGCAGATACTTTAGCTAATCGTGCTGGACTTAGAGCTCAAATGTTACAGGGTGGATATGAGAATGCACAACGTGCAGCCGCTCAAGCTTTTCAACAACAAGGAGTTTTAGGCGCTGGACAAATGGGTCTTTCAAATTTTCAAAGAGCAGGTTTAGGAGCAGACATTGGAGCTCTTGGACAAATGGGAAGTTTAAGACAAGGACTTACACAAGCTCAATTAGGAGCTCAACAACAAGCGGCACAGACTGCAGCTTATGAACCTTATGGAAGACTATCCCAATATGGTACAGGAATTACTGGACTCGCAGGTGGTATGGCACCAATGCAATATCAAGCTCCACAAGCACAAAGCCCTTGGGCTTCGGCTTTAAGTACCGCTTTAGGTGTAGGCGGACTATACGGTCAAATTTATAATAAGAGGGTTTAATCATGGCTGGTAAAAATAAAAAATCACATTGGACTCGAAGAATGGTAGATCCTTTTTGGGCAAAAGGAAGTACTCTAGCTGAAAGAATAAGTGCACCTTTTAATGATGCTCTTTTATTAACTATGGGAGCAGGTTTTTTTAAAGAAGGTGGCCGTGTTACTAAACGAAGAGGATGCGGCATAGCCAAGCGTGGATTTGGTAGAGCCATGAGGAAAAAATAATGAGAACTTTAAACAGACCTATGTTTAGAAT